CTTGAACTCCGCGACCTCCGAGATTGCCGCCTTGTGGTCGGCTCGCTCGGTTGCCAGCGCCTCGCGCTCGGCGCGCACTGCTTTCTTGGCCCGCTTCTCCTCGGCCTGGATCTGCGAGATGCGCTTCGCCGCGATGGCGTCCGGCTGAGTCTCCTCCTCGTCATCGTCGGTCTCTTCCGCGTCGTCGTCCGTCTCGTCATCCTCTTCGGAGTCTTCGCCGTCGTCGGATTCCGCCTCGTCGTCCGCATCCTCGTCATCGTCCGTCTCGTCGGTCGTCTCTTCCTCCGCGTCGTCGCCTTCCGGCTCGTCGGTGGGCTCGTCCACCTCGAGGGCATCGAGCCCGGCGAGTAGTGACGAATCATCGCGGCCGTCTGATGCCGGGCCAGTCGCGGGGGTGTCTGCGTTCTGTTCTGCGTTCATTGGGGTTTGGTCTTCGGGTGTGAGTGTTAGCCGATGCCGGCGATCTGCGTCGCCTGCGGTGCCAGTGCGGTTTCAGGCGTTCCTGGCTCCTGCGCCATGAGCGCCTGCTGCTCGGCGTCGGTCGCGACGATGTGAGCCGCTTGCACGATCCACTGTCGGAGATTCTCGAGAATCTCATCCGACGCGCCGTGGCCCTTCTCTTGGAGGTAGCTTTGCTGAAAGCGCCAGATTCCCAGCTTGAGATTCTGGTAGGGCTCCGGGATTACGATGTCACCGTCGAGCGCTTCCTCGATGGACATATCGATGTCATCGAGCGAAGCCGTGTAGAGAGACATGGCCTTGTCGAGGTCGAGCGGGTCGAACGGAGACAAGAGCTTGCGGGCCTCGTCCTGGTTCAGGATGCCGGCCTGCGCCCACTCCAGAACCATCTGCGTCCTGCCCGCAGGGGTGCGGGAAAGCGTTGCAGCGGCCTGCATCTGGATGCGGAGCTCGCCGGTGTCGACGTCCTTCCATTCGAGCTTTTTGCTGCCGCGCGCAAGCTTCTTGATCACGACTGGCGCCGAGAATCCCTCCCGCATCGCCATGTCGCGCGCTCCGTCCACGGCAAGCCAGTGGATGTCGAGCACGTACTGCTCGTAGTTCTTTTCCTGCGGGGCGAATCGCTGGGTGCTCTGGTCGCGGAACTCGCGCAGCGCGGCGCCCGAGTCGAGGCGGCCGGGCTTCTTGGCAGACGCAGCGAGTCGAGAGACGCCGACCTCTTCGAAGGCCGAGTCTTTCACGTCCCTGAGTCGCCCGTACTGCTCCGGGCTCACCGCCTGCGGGATGACCGTCTTGGGAATCGCGGCCTTGTACACGGCAATGGTGCCGAGCCGATTCGTCGTCTTCGCTGCGATGTTCGCGTCTGGGAGTTGCACCCAAGTCGTCGGGTTGGCGAGCTGATCCTGCTGGCGGTCGATGCCCCGGTTGAGTTTGTTCAGCCGGCGCTGGTGCCCGGCGATGCGCTCGCCGCCGCCGATGGCGTACCAGCCCGCGGCGCGCTCCGTCCACGCCATGCGGGCGAACGGGAAGTAAGGCTTGTGGTACTCCTCATCGACGATCGCGAAGTCGCGCAGGCTTATCGTGTGGCGCCCCGGGCTGTAGTTCTTCGAGCCCTTCTTGCCGTAGGGGAGATGCCAGCTCTCGATTATGATCGTGTGATCCTGCTGCACCGGCCGATAGCCGGCCCAGCTCGTCCACGCCGCGTCCACCTCGCCGCCTCCGCTGCTGTTCTCGATCTCCTCGGCGAACTCGGGATGCTCGAGCTTGAGCTCTTCCTTGTCCACGAATTGCCGATGGTGCATCTGCTTCGGCGAGCGTCCGCCGCGACACTCGCCATCGGGCACAACGATGTCTTCGATCGGGACGCGCTGCGCCTTGATCTCGGCCGCGTTCCAGTCAACCCAGACTTTCGTGAGCCCCGAGCCCTTCAGCGCGGCGTCCTTGAATCCGCTGACGGCCAGCGGGTGAACGTTGAGCTGCTTGCCGAGCCCCTCGGAGTACCACGAGAGCCGTGTAGCCCTGCGGTGGTCTTCCCAGTCGCCCGAGTCGATCAGCACGCGCGGGCGCACCTCGGCCGTTGCGATGATGCCCACAACGGTATCGATGGAAGACGCTACGACGTTCTCGGATACGAGCCTGTCCTGCATCTCCACAGGCTCCGAGTACGTAGCCAGGCGGAAATACGGGTCATACAAACAATTCAGGCGAAAGAAACGCTCGTACAGATCGGACTGCACGCGCTCCAATTCCTCGACGTACTGAAAGACCTTCGTGGGCAGATCGAGGTGTAGCTCGTCGTCTTTCTCTGCGTTGTACCAGCGCTCAATCACGCCGGGCCCTCGTAGCCGTCTGCCCACTTAGGCACGGGGCCGCCGTAGGTGTCAGGGTCCTCCATCGCGTCGCGTGGCTGAGTCGTCTCGGTCTCTACGGCCTCTGCTAGCTCCGGGAATGCGGGGTGGAAGTTGATCACCACATCGCCGATCGCGAGATGGCTCACGCCCGCGTCGCGCAGCTTCGCCGCACGCTCCACGATCAGGTCGAGCCATTCCGCCGGTGTCGTTTTTGCTGTCGGTGGCATTAGCCCCAGTCCTCGTTGATCTCGTCGAAGTACGCTTGATCGGCTAGCATGTCCGACCATTCCTCTTCGCCGCGCGATTGCGCCGCGACCTTCGCGATGCTCTCGGCAGCATCCATCTCCGCAGCCTCTGGCGAGTTCGCTGCCGGGGCTTCGGGGGTCGCCTCTTCGCCGATCAAGTGCATCGCCTTTCGCCGCAAGTACACGAAGGCGTCGGCGCAGTCGTTTCGCTGCCCCTTGTCCTCTTTCAGCTTGCCGTAAGGGTCGATGGCCCACTGGAGGGTCATCAGTTGCGTTTCGAGCACGGAGCCCTTGAGCACCTTGATGCGCCCGTCGAGCAGGTCGCCGTTCGTTAGCTCGATGTAGTCGTGCCGGTGTCTCTTCTCCGCGGCCTCAATCGGGATGCCGTAGGTCTCGGCGAGCTCCTGAAGGATTGCCCCGCCGAGGCCCGCGATGTCGGCGACCATTCCGTATGGCCATCCGGTCACGCCTATCACGCCGCCTGGCTTGCCCGGATCCGTTCCGTTGAGGATGCGCGCCACCCACACCTTGCCGACGAGCAGCTCGGCGATTGCACGCGGCGCCATCCCTTTGCGCTCGAACTCGAAGACGTGGAGCAGTTCCCTGCTCGCCGAACTGTGCGCGAACACCTCCAGCGCGAACGGGTCGCTGTGCCCCATGTCCATCCCGTAGGTGTAGAGCCACTCGCCCGGTGGTAGCTTCGCGAAGCCGAGCTGCTGCTCGTCCCTCTCCGGGTCCCACTGATTCCACGCCGTTCCGTCCTCGAGGTGAGGCCGGTAGCGGAAAACGCTCTCGGTGTCGTCGCTGCTCCAGAGCCCGAGGTACTCACGGCGCCAGACCGGGTGATCGTCCGACCATCCGCGCGCCCGCTTCGTGCGCAGTGCGCGCTCCCACAGCTTGACCGCTGCGGGGATGGCCGCTTCTACGGCATCGAGCAGAGTCCATGCGTGCGTGGACCACCCGAGCCACTCCTCCGGCTCGGCATCGTTGTCGTTGGCCGCCTTGTACGGCCGCCCCGTCTCCGATTGCGCGCGCGTCGCCTCGTAGAAATCGCCGGACAGAATGTGCCCGGGGGTACCGTACATCACGAGCACCCCGTCGAAATCTCCGAGCCTCGGCCCGATGATTCTCTCGATCAGCCAGTTGAGGATCTGGACCGTGTGCGTCGCCGCCTCGTCAACCTGCACCTCGTGAAAGGGCTGGCCGCGCAGCTTCTCGATCTCTCGGCGGTCATCGGCGCCGACGAGGCGCAGAGTGCTGCCGTTCGGCAGCGTCATCTTGAGCTTCGACTCGGAGAACACCGCGTCGCGATGTACAAACACCGCGCGCGCGGGATGCGCGCCATGCACCGGATGAACCGGGCACGGCCGCCTGTCGTCTTGCCTCCGCCGCGACCGACGAGCGCCGCTATCTCTTTCGCCTCGTCCTCGACGAAATCGCGCTGCCGTGGATGGCACGCCTCGACGAGCATCTGCGAAAGCTCGGCGACGCGCCCGCGCCCCTTGATGCGCCCGCGGCGCTCGGGGGTGTTGAGTATCTGCCCTAGTCTGCGCTGTAGCTCCGCACGGCGACTAGGCCGTCGAGGCACCCTCGACGGGCTCCCACGTCATCACGTTGCTCTCTGGGATGAATGCGCTGATCAGCGGCTTGTTCGGGCTCTGCTGATACGTGATCTTGAACGAGCGGAGCCACGGATAAAACCAGATCTCTCGGCGCTTGTTGCCTGCGGCGCTCGGGTCGATGCGCTTGCATGACGACGCCATGCGCTCGCCGGGGACGTTCACCGTGTTGAGCGCGTGGAACGTCATCAGCTTGACGGGGATCGGGGTGCGGTTGCTCTTTTTAGGATCGCCCATGGTCTCCTCGGGGCTTGGGGTTGGTCTTCGGGTGGCGCGAAATCATCGGATTCCATTTCGCGCCGGGAATCTTCCGTAGCTTCTGCGCTGAGCGCGCTGGGGCGGTCTGGGTCGTGTACGTGAATGGCGCGCGAGGGTCGATGCCGGCGGCGCGGAACAGGCCGCGCGCGAAGCCCTCGCCGCGCTGGTGAGTCTTGACGTAGACGAAATGCACGAGCGGCTGCGCGTGCCCGCGCTCGACGGCGATCCACCCGTACAGGTCCGCGACCGTCTCGCCGGGGCGGTAGGCAACGAACATCTCAACGCCGGGGCGGTGGAGTATCCGGTCGAGTTGCGGGGTCATCACCTCGCGCCAGTCATCGACGGCGATCAGGCCAGCGCTGTACTCGAACTTGAGCGCCTTGACCCACGAGTACAAACAGAACTTGTGGTCGGCTTCGCCGGCGCGGCGGTAGGAAACGACGGCGCTCACGTCACACGTAGACCTGGCGCTCGATGCCGGCCGCCTTGCGGTGCTCGTCCGCACGCCCGGCCTTGCGCTCTTTTTTCCAGTCGGAGTAGCTCATGCCATCGGCCAGCTTCTCGGTGTTGGGCACTCCTGGCGGCCGCTCGTCATTCTCTCCGCGCGCCACGATCTCGCCGTAGGGCATCTTGCACGACACGGCGCTGACGGCCAGGTCCGCGCTCGAGCCGCACTCGCACGCTCGCGAGCTCGGCGCCGGGCGCACCTCGAGCGACTCGAATCGCCCGTGCTCCGGGCAGAGGTACTCGACCATGATCCATGACATCGACTACATCCTTGCGTGTATGCGGCCAGCGACGATCCGTATCGCATCTCGGTATGGATCG